CTCTCATCAAAGTAGCACCGAAGGCTGAAGAGCCTCTGTTTTGACCGAGAATAGGTACAAGTGACGTAAAACGAGTACAGCAACAAGCATTGAGCGCAAAACGAGTACAACAATACCCCCAGCCATGAGCACCAAACTGAACGCCGAGGAACTGGCCGCGAAGCGGTATCCATTGCCCGACGATGAACCATCTTGGGATGAGCATCAAAAGCAACTGGCCTACTATGTCGCCATCGTTGAAGTTGCCCAGCCCATCGCTGATGAGCGGGATGAGTTGCGGGAGGTGTTGAAGCTATGTCTTGACTCGTCATTTAATGGTCCCATGCCATACTATGCACGGGAAAAAGCTGGTGCAATCCTCGCCAAATACACCAAGCCATGAACACGAACAAGGAACTACTGAGCACGATACGCGAGGCGCTGGAAGAGGCGCGAAGGGTCTTTCCTACGTGGGATATTTTCAAAGACGCCATCGCCGCCCTCGACCAACTGGAGGCGCAGCAGGCACAGGCGCAACCCGTTGGATACACCAACAAGGAAGAGATAGCCACCGCCCAAAGCGGGCAGATTTCTGGCGGTGCATTCTGGCTCCACGCAACAGGGCATACAAATATCCCGCTCTACACCAATCCACAGCAGGCAGACATCGCCAAGCTGATTGAGGCTGGGGATGCGATGGTCGATTGCATCAAGCGACTTCGCGCATTGGACCTTGGCGCGAACCGCCCATCCTTCAGCTACGTGGAGGAATGGGAAGCTGCCAAGTCCGCCGCGCCAGCGCAGCAGCAGCCCAAGCGGTTGACGGATGAGGAGATTGATAGCTACGCACGCACATACACGCATCCATACTCTACTGAAATACGCCGCGCGCTCATCAAGTTCCGCGACAACGGCTACATGGGCGGGTTGAGCGTGGGGGATGCCGAGCAGGTGGTCAAGGAGTGGTGCCTCGACTGGTGCGAGCGGGTTGCGCCGGACGAAAAGGACTGGAGCGACCTCCGCGCCCGCCTCATCGCCAAAGCACAAGGCAAATGAGCCTTACAAACCCTAACGCAAGGTTCGTCCTCGACCACAAGCAGCGCAAGGCAGACTGCCCAGCGTGTGGTCACCGTAGGACGTTCAGACTGTACATCGACCGCCACACCGGGGTGCATCTGCCTGAGCACGTTGGAGTGTGTGACCGGGAGAACAACTGCGCTTACAGCTACACAGCAGCCCAGTGGATCAAGGATGGTGGGATGGTGGACAACACCGAGCGTGTTCACCTTCCCCCTCCCCCACCACGCAGGACGGACTGGAGATGCCCTGAGCACTTTGTTGCTCATACGCATCAACAGATACCAAACAACCTCCTATTGTGGTTTTCAAGAAACATTGGCCCTACTGACGTCGAGCGTCAGTACAGGGTGGGTACTTTTCCCAAGGGGAAGAACTACCCGCAGTACGAAGGGGCGATGGTCTTTTGGCAGATAGGGATGGACGGCAAGGAGAGGAGCGGCAAGGTCATCCAGTACGACAAACAAACAGGCAAGAGGGTAAAGGAACTCAAGGCCATGTGGATGCACACGGTGGTGACCAAGCAGTCAATGGACGAACTTGGGTGCGCTCAGGTGTACTTCGGTACGCATCTGCTCAAGGACAGGCCATACGACCCCGTAGCACTTGTCGAGAGCGAGAAGACTGCGATGATCTGCGCTGCCCTGTATAAGAGCTATGTGTGGCTGGCCACGGGTGGAAGTAACATGATTAGCGCAGAGAAGTCCCAGTGCTTGGCAGGGAGGGATGTGACCATCTTCCCCGACAGCGGGTGCTACCACCAGTGGGTTGACTCGGCCATGTCCATCGACGTGGTGGCCAAGACCTGTGTGGTCAGCGACATACTGGAATGTGTTGGCGCTCCCGAAGGGGACGACATCGCAGACTGGTTGGTTCCAATCAATGCCATTGCAGCAATGGGGCTTGAGTTGTTCCAACCAAGGGAGATTGTGGACGAACCTGAGACTTACGTGCCAAAGGTCCATCAGTCACCATTGGACAAGTTCATTCAAAAGCCTAACATTGCAGCGTTCATCCAAGAGATGGACATAGACGTATCTCAAGCAACCATCAGGTCACTATGAGAAACAAGAACAAGTGCCCCTACTGCCATGGACATGGTCTGTACGCTGGGTATTGGGACGTCTCCCTGCGTAGGCCAATGGAGAAAGGTCCATTCAACACGCCACTGCACAAGGACTTGAAGTGCTACCAGTGCGACAGGTGTGGGGAACCAAAAAAATATCCACCACCACCCTTGCAAGGTTCAAAGGATTGATTAGCTTTGCCCCCGTCATGTCACAGATGACTAACTTAACGACACTTAGCGCGCTTGCGCGCTTCAAGCGAGGGCTGTGCAGCTGTGACCTGCATGGCCTTCGTGCTTTCCACACATAGCGCCCTGCGTACCACCCCGCAATGCCATAGGCGGGTGAGAGAGGAGCGACTTGGTGAGCATCACACCTTGGACCGCGTAAAGGCCGAAAGGCGGGAAAGATTCTTGGGGGGGGGCTTTTCTTTCCTTCCTTTCCTTTAGGAGTTCTGGGGACTTCGCTTTTCCTTTCCTTCCTTTCTTTGGTAACCATTCATCTCTAATACAAATAGAGAACAGAGCCAAACTACTTGCATACTTCAAAGTAGTTTCTACCTTTGCTACCATGGATGCAGAGATAACAGACTCGCAGATTGGGATGATTATGGCCCTCTTGGACAAGAAGAGGGTATCTCTCAAGTGGGCATCTCGTGTCATCCAAGAACTCTTGGAGATGCCTGACATCTCAGACGATGGACTGAAGACACCTAACCTAAAGCCTGACAAATGACAAGCAAAAAAGACATCACAGCAGCAAAGCGCCTTCTTGAGCGCAATGGATTCGAGGTAAAGGTTAAGCGCCCAGAGCCTCGTATCGGAGACATCTTCGATATTGATGGCCACGCGGTGTTAATCACGTTCCACCAGCTTGACTCCGCTGGAGATGGTGACACTTTTTATTGGGGCGGGGTCAAGGTCCACGAGGCCAAGTACGAAGAATCGCACTGGGAGTCTATGTGGATTGACTCGGAGAAGTACCACAAAGACCCCAATAGCTACAAGCATCTTGGGCATATCGACCTCTCTAAAGCCATGAGCAAATGAGCAAGCACACCGTCATCATCAAGCGAGTTGACAAGCCCGGGAAAGACCCCATCTACATGGAGTTGCGAGTTAGGTCGGCCCCGCAAAGCAGTATGGTGTACTCAAGATGGGAGCGAGCATCGAAGGACCGGGTGAAGTGGGCCGTCATGACAAGTGGGCGCATCCGGCTTTTGATGCTTCAAGACTGGGATGGAACCAAAGACGAATTCCTTGTACCATGAGCGACAGTAAACGAAAACCGCTGTTGAGCGATGATGAGTGCTACACATTTGCCATGGAGAGCATCGGTCCGCGTGATGCCGCTGAGATGGTCCGCGACCATTACGAGCACCTTATCACCGAAGGCAAGCTGCGGGTAATGGAGGAGGTAGACAATTTTATGTCGCCGTATCCAATAGCAAAAGAAGTCTTCGGTTGCTCAAATTGTCAGACCGTATTTGATAGGCACACCAAGCATTCAAAGCATGGACGCATTAGGGTAATAAAGTTCTGCCCCGGATGCGGCAACAAGATTAAACGATGAAAGCAAACGAGTACATGATTCTCTCCGACTGCGTGGAGAATGGAGTGAACAGAGGGTGGGCCAGAGCGTTCAAGCACATGGACCTTCCTGAGGAAGTAAGGGACTGGCTGTTTGACCACGAGGACACCATCAAGGACCACATCGACACCGCTGTCAGAGGCGCGATCTGCGAGTACTTCAAGTTTGACGAACCCAAGGACGAATGAAGTACCTAAGCGTCTGTGCAGGGATTGAAGCAGCCACACAGGGCTGGCATCACCTTGGATGGGAGCCTGTGGCCTTCTCTGAGATAGAGCCGTTCCCCAGCGCGGTTCTGCAACATCACTACCCTAACGTCCCTAACTGGGGGGACATGACACAATACAAAACTTGGCCCGATGCAACTATCAATCTTCTCGTTGGAGGCACTCCCTGTCAGTCCTTCTCTATCGCCGGACTGCGAAAGGGACTTGAAGACCCAAGAGGCAACCTCATGCTCACGTTTCTTGGAATCGCTGACCGTTACCGGCCTAAGTGGATTGTCTGGGAAAATGTCCCCGGTGTTCTGTCATCAAACGGAGGAAAGGATTTTGGTACCTTCCTCGCAGCGTTGGGGGAGCTGGGGTACGGGTGGGCCTATCGGGTACTGGACGCTCAATGGTTCGGAGTGGCCCAAAGACGCAGACGTGTGTTCGTTGTCGGATGTCTTGGAGACCAGCGAAGTGCCGCAGCGGTTCTTTTTGAGTCCGAAAGCGTGTCAAGGCATCCTGCGCCGAGCAGAGAGAAGGGGCAAAGACTTGCCACCAATGCTGAAGCAAGCGTTGCTCCAAGTTGCACAGACACCGTGACAGCCAAGTGGAGCAAGGGAGCAGAGGCTTTGCAGCAAGGGGCGCAGGATGGTGGCAACTGCATTCCAATCCTGATGCGTCAGCGTGAAGGGAAGGATGGTGGTGGCAAAGGTCCGCTGATCAGCGAAGAGATGAGCCTGACGCTGGCAACGAGCAATGACCAAGTGCTGTCAACAGCCATGCAAGTCCGCCGCCTCACGCCCGTCGAGTGCGAGCGTCTCCAAGGCTTTCCCGACGGCTACACGCGCATTCCGTGGAAGAAGAAGCCAGCAGAGGATTGCCCCGATGGTCCGCGCTACAAGGCGCTGGGCAACAGCATGGCAGTACCTTGCATGAGATGGATTGGAGAACGCATAAACAAACAAGCACATGATCACAATTGACCACGATAAGATAGCTCAGATGTATTTGAGCGGCAAGCCTATCATGGAGATAGCATTTGAGATTGGATGCTCCCGGTCGTCTGTACACAACTCCATCAATAAGCAAGGGCTGAAGAAGAGGGTTGATCAGTGGTCAGAGCAAGAGGTTTCAATTCTTCGCGCAGCATACGAACAAGACCCAGTGGCCCCAATTGACCTTGATGAGATAGCCGCAAGGATTGGCAGACCACGAATGTCTGTGGCCCTAAAGGCAAGTGAGCTTGGCATCACGGGAAGTAATGGTATCAGGACCAAGTACAGGGACATGAGCCACCTTCCGGCCAAGAAGCGCGTTCAATTAGCCCGAAGGAAGACAAAGACTGACGAAGAATTAAAGGAACTCAAAAGCAAGATTTCGAAGGAAGCCATTGCCAAGAATGGCCATCCGCGAGGTATGCTTGGCAAGAACCATAGCTTGGAAGCTCGGGAAAATATGTCCGATACCCGCATCAAAGCATGGAAGGCTATTCCAAAGTCGAGAAAGCAAGAGCTTCTTATGAAACAGCTCAAGTCAAGACTTGCAAACCAAGGTACGCTTGTTCCGAACAACCGAGAGAAGACCACTTGGAAAGCAGCTTGGAGGGAGATAGGCGGAATCAAGAAGTACTACCGCTCCCGGTGGGAAGCGAACTACGCCCGGTACTTGGAGTGGATGAGGTCAAGGGGAGAGATAGCAAAGTGGGAGCATGAGCCGGAGACCTTTTGGTTCAGTGGTGTTAAGCGAGGCACGGTCAGCTACCTGCCGGACTTCAGGGTGACCAAGAACGATGGCTCCATCTACTACGTTGAGGTAAAGGGCTGGATGGATGACAGGAGCAAGACAAAGCTCAAGCGCATGAAGAAGTACCACCCTTATGTGGTGGTTGAGCTGATTGACAGCAAGAGGTACAACACCCTCAAGAAGCAAGTTTCACGGATAATCAAAGACTGGGAATAACATGAAACAACGAGAACTGAAATTTCGGGCTTGGGACAACGCGGAGAAGGTTATGAAGGATCCGTTCACGCTACATGACATTGCGGCAGGATACGACTGTGGGTGGAGGGTAGACCAAGATTTGCCGATTGTCACAGAGCAGTACGACGATGATGACCCGGAGACTATCATCATGCAGTACACGGGGCTGAAGGATAAGAACGGCAAGGAGATTTACGAAGGAGATTTCATCAAATACGGAGACCTTGTAGTGAGAATCATGTGGGATGATTTCGAGTGCGCAATTGTTCCGATAACAAGCAATCACAGGGTGCTGGTGTGGGAATTGGCGCAGAGCTCCGAGGTTATTGGCAATGTGTTCGAGAACCCTGAATTACTTGAGGAATGATAACAAGCAAATCACCATCATTCAAGGTTCTTGAGGATGGGACAATCATCATCACCGTACACACGCTCTTTCCAGCAACGAACGGTCCCGAAGGACTGCTGCGAATGGGGCCAACGAAGTATGCCTCAAAGCGCCAGTGGTGGACAAAGGTGTTCAGGGATATGGGTGTGCCCAAAGCACCAATGCCGTGCATCGCAATAACAGCACGGTTCTATGCCAAGCAACCACTTGATGCTGACTCTGCCGTATCTGCAAGCAAGCTACCGATGGATGCCTTGGTCAATGCAGAGGTCTTGAATGACGACTCGCTGTTCCATGTCGTTGACAACAGGGCCAAGCAGTACAAAGTTCCAACGGTAAGGGACCAAAAGACCATCATTGTCCTGCGCCCTGTTCGGGAGGGAGATGATGTTCAAACCTCTCCGTGGCCGTATGATGCGGCTACGCTTGCTTCTGCGGTGGTCCTTAGCGGTTCATCTGCCACAGAAGAGCAGGAATGAGACCTACATACGAGAACCAGCAGTCGTTGGCTGCTGAGGAGCAGACTATTATCAGGGTCGCTCAGGTGTGGGGTGTTACCTATCAGAAGCTGCCCAAGCAGTACCGCGTGGACTGGGCCTTGTCCAAGGGGAAGATAGTCTGCTGGTGCGAGTGCAAGAAAAGAATGAACGACTCTTGCACATATCCAACGCTTCTCCTAAGTTTGTCCAAGGTGATGCACGGGGTGGAGATGTACAGGGCCACCGGTATTCCCTTCGTGGTCGTGGTCGAGTGGAACGATGGCATCTACTGGAGCAAGATAGACAAGGTGGGGGAGATAGGGTTCGGAGGCAGGAAGGACAGAGGGGACTGGCAGGACATCGAGCCCGTGGTACACATCCCTGTAACTGACTTCAAACAACTGACTAAATGAGCGACGACAAAATCAACCCCGACCACTACAAGTCCGGGGACATTCAGCCAATAGACTACATGAGGGCCAAGATGAGCGAAGAGGAGTTCCGTGGATTCCTCAAGGGCAATGCAATCAAGTACCTCTCCCGTGCCGAAATGAAGAACGGGAAGGAAGACTACGAGAAGGCTCTGTGGTATGTATCTATGCTTGCTGGTAAAGACCCAAGGAAATGAACTACCAAGAATTCAAACGCCGCATTGAAGTTCTGGTTGACTTCTACAAGAAGCAAGACGAGGCCGGAAAGACCCTGTGCAGGGTGTTGTGCATGGATGGGAACATTATGGACTTTGGCTCTGAGCTAGCAGCAGCATACACCAAGATACTGCAAGAAGCTGTCGGAGATGAAGATGACTGGATAGGCTATTGGCTGTGGGAATGCGACATGGGCAAGAAGAAGATGGGATGGAGCAAGGATGGAGTGGACTACGACATAAAGTCTATCCGCAGCCTTTATGACGCAATTCAAATGAACAAGACGAAATGAAACGAACACCTCTGAAACGCAAGACACTACTGAAAAGCAGCAACAGGATTAAAAGATCATGAGCAACGACAAAATCAACCCCGAAATCAAGATGGAGAACGGCGACCTCGTTGTTGCTGATTCCAAAGACAATCGCATGATCTGGGTGGCAATGAATATGTGGAGCGATGGCGATGTGCTTCCTGCATCGGAACGAGAACGCGTTACGTGGTACGGGAGACTTGGGTCAGGAGAATACAAAGTGGTTGATGTTGTTCCAAAGTTCAAAAAAGACCCAAATAAATGAAACGAACACCACTCAAGCGCAAGACTCCGCTCAAGAGCAAGTCTGCCCCCAAGAAGAAGCTGCTGGACATCATCAAAGGGGATGACCCAGCCATCATCGACAAGCTCAAGGAGAAGGGGCTGGTTGCCAAGGCCAGTACCCTGAAGAAGTCTACATTCACCAAGAAGCGCAAGGCCACAGGGGAGAAGGAAGTATTCCGCCGGATATGGGATGCCGCTGACGGAAACGCCAAGTGCCTGACCTGTGGGGTGCATATCTCAGAGGGGAGGGCCATCAACTTCTCTCACCTGCTGCCCAAGGGCAAGTACCCCGAGTATCGCTTGGACGAAAGAAACATTGTCCTCCAATGCGATAGGTGTCACATGAAGTGGCACAACTACGGGAACGAGATGAGGGAAGTCAAAAGATGGAGTACATTCTTCTCAAAGTATGACGATCTTTGGGAGGAAGTTTACCCACCAAATGAACCACGAAACACGGATGTTAAAAAATCTGTGGCAAAACAAGCAAACAAAGATGGCGAAAAAAAAGAAGAAGTCACTCCTTGAGTTTGTTACTCAGCGAAGTGGGTTCGGGTATACTCCGTGGCCTGCGGCTATCCTCATCCACTCCTTCGGCATTGCCTCGATTGTGATGGCGTTCACGGATAGCCCGTGGGCTTTGCTGGGCCTGATGGCCCCTGTAACCCTGTGGTATGGCACTTACATGAACTACATTGGAAAATGGAAATGATACTGTTCGCCCTTCTTTCCCTATTCACTGTTGTCTATGCCATTGTCTGTGCTCACGATGACGCAGAACAGATAGCGCAAAACCATCCAGTCAATCACACGGAGCAGTGGATTGTCCGGGCGCTTGTAATTGGAGTTCCATGGCTTTTGCTCTTTGGGCCGCTCAAGGTAATTGCAGCAGCGTTCGTATTCTCATCGCTATTCAGATACAAGCTGAACAATCTCCGTGGGCTGGATTGGTGGTACGTCTCTGAGTCCAATATCTACGACAGGGTGTTTATTGGCATCGCCGCAGGCGACATTCGCTTGGCTGGGACTACCGCCTATGGCGTGGAGATAGTGATTGCTTTTCTGTGTATCTTTGGCTTATGACAGACCTGAAGAACCTTGTCCTCGTCATCATCGGCGTCCTGCTCGTTTCGGCAGTGGGTGGTGGCCTTATTGGGTATCGCATCAAGAAGTGCCCGGCAGATAGTTCGGAGCGCGTCATTGTTCTGTCCGACTCCCTGAAGAAGTCCATGGACAAGTCCGACAGCCTGAGCAACGCCCTGTACATGACCATGGGCGAGCTGGAGGAGATGAAGAAGCTCAACGCCAGCATTGCCGCCAACCGCCCAAAGACCAAACCCACGCTCTACAATGCGATCCGTTACGTTAACTCTGCTGGCTTCAATTCTGTGGTTGACAGCGTTCTCGCAGTCCCAGAGTGAGCATAGGGATTGGCGTATTCTGTACCCGCAGAAGAACCGCCTGATCACCGTGGCCGACACCTCCGTGCTGGGTAGCTATGACTCCTTCAAGAGCATCGCCTCCTACCGTATCACCGAGCGCAAGCAGAAGCGATACGCAGCCATTGAGATTACTTCCCTCAGAGAGGAGGCTAACAAAGCCCGGGCTGCGCTGATGAAAGCTAACCAGCTTATCGCCACCAAGAACGAGACTATCAACCTTCAACTGGAGCAGATTCAAGAGATGGCAGATGTCAATCTTGACCTGCTAAAGAAGAATGCCAAGCTGCGTCCTTGGGCCACTATCGGAAAGGTGTTCGTGGTGACCGGTTCCTTGGTAGTCGTTGGGGTGGTTGTGGAGCAGATTGCCAGCGTCCGATAGGGTAGAATGCGCCGTATCTTAGCTGTCTCTTTCCCAGCAAGATATGCCACGCGCAACCATCGACCTTCAGGCGGCCTACGGGCTTGATTACACCAAGGGTGTTCGCACCATCGGACAGGACATGAACCTTGCCGCAGCGCAGGCTCTGTTCCCGACATTCTACACCCGGATGACGACCCGGGGGCCAATCTTCAAGGGTCAGCCCCTGACTAGCTCAGAGTTCCTCCAACTTAGCTGGTTCGATGCCTGCTGGGGTGAAGCTGTGTGGAGCGGCTTGGGCGGTGGTCAGAACATCACCACCGGTTACCTGAACAGTCAAAATGGGGTCATTGTACCCAAGGGATACTACTACATGACAATTCCTGCGGAGTTCTCTGCGGGTCGGTACAAGGCCAATGGGACTGGGTTTGTCAGCCCCACAATTGGTAGCGGCAACGATGCCAACAACTCCCGTTTTGCTCCGTGGCACGAGCAATGGCTTGGTTCCCCTACTGAGCGTCACCTGTTCGTGAGCGGTAGCTGGGGTCTTTCAGGCAACCAAGGGTATGTAGAAGGTACGTGGTTCGAGGGTGGATGGCGATTTGATGGCCGTCAGGATGCCTCTACCACGATTATCAACGATGCGTTCTACTCCACCGCCCTGCGTCAGTGGAAGCCCGGTGAAGTAACTGGTATCGACGCAGCATGGGCTGAGAACTTCCGGACCTACGGCTTTGAGTACTTTGGAGCTACTCCGAGCTACATGGGGAATATCAGCGCATTCCAGTGCGTACAGGCTGGCCTTGGGCTGGCTGGAAGCTGGGGCGCTACCATGAACATTGATGTACTGAGCAGCGATGCCTGCGGTGCGATGTTCGAGATGTACGCCTTGGCTGGTGCAGAGCAGGGTGGCACGATCAACATCGGGGCCATCAAGAACGAGACGATGGTAGCCTCTGCCGGACGTTCGTTCCGTGGTCAGGTGGTGGGTGTACTGCGTGGTCAGTTCGCCGTCAATATCGGGGTTCTTTCAGGCGCGGTTGGTCAGGGTCTGCTCCCTGCTCTGTTCGTGGCTGACAGCCGACTGAGCAATGGAAACCCCCAGCGCGGTCATCTGAAGATTGGGTCCATGAAGGGATTCAACTTCCAAAACATCCTGCACGACATTCGCTTGGGTCGGGCATTCCCCAAGATCGGGGACTACCAAGCTCACAGCTTCGAGTTCGACTCCGCTGGCACAACCGGTACGAATAGCTCTGCTTGGTGGACCGGCAACCAGTCAATTACCCCGACCACCGGATTGGCTACGTTCCGTGTGAACCATCAGGTTGGTTCGCTGGCTCCGATCAACATGAGTCCCACGGCTACTCCGTACCGTGAAATCATCGTTGCTCCTCCTGCCTTCACGAACATCGTCTACTTGGATGGGTCTACGCCCACTCCTCCGGCTCCTTCTGTGCCCACTACGGTCACCGTGACCCTTAACCCCGCATCCACTACCGGAACCTCTCCTTCGCAGGCTACGGCTGTGGTGTTCGATCAGAATGGTCTGCCCATGACCAACGCTGGTACGTGGAGCATCACCAGCGGAAACGGTACCGTTAGCACCGGAGGATTGGTAACTCCGGGCGGTACAGCCGGGTCGATCGTGGTTCGATATACCCAAGGCGCTGCTTTCGGTGAAGCTACCCTGACGGTGTCCGCTCAATCTCCATCGGTTCCGACCACGGTGACGGTTACCCTTAGCCCTACCACCATCCTGAGCAATGCCACTTCGCAGGCTGCTGCTACGGTGCTTGACCAGTTCGGCGGGCTGATGCCCCTGTCCGGTACGTGGAGCATCGTCAGCGGGCCTGCTACCATCAGCGGTGGCGGGCTGGTCACCCCAAGCGGTGCCGGAAGCGTTGTGGTGCGATACACGCAGGGTTCTGCATTTGGCAATGCTACGCTGACGGTCAATGCCGTCCCCGTCCCTCCGCCCAACCCGCCGCTGTATGATGTGGACTTCGTTGGGCAGAACATCCTGTCCCTCCCGGGTTGTCAGGCCATCCCTGCAAGCCAAAACTGGAAGGCTGGTACGCTGACTGGCGCAGTATACAGCACCCGTTTCGGTAACTCTACTGCGTACAATACGCTTCAGCGGTTCACTACTCCTATTGCTGGAGTGCGTAAGATCGTCCTGAAGAACGCAGTGATCAAGAGCGACTCTGCCGAGACCCCGGGATTCAAGTACCTGAACGACAGGACGCGGACCAACAACAGCCGCCAGTTCTTCCAAACGGGAACCAATAGCAGTATCTCCATCGGGTCGTTTACGCCCAATGCAGTCCCGCAGGACATCATCATCACATTTGCCACTGCACAGAGCATCGCAACCCTGTTCGGGTCGGGTATCTCTGGTCAGACCAACTGCCTGTGGCTGGAGTGTACGGGAGTGGCGATGTACGCCAACCCCTAAGCCCTCTTGTAGCGGGCCATATTCATCGAGAAGCGAAACTCCCGTTCGATAATCCGAACGGGCGTTTTCTTTTCAATGAGCTCGTGCTGGTTCTCCTCGCCCGGGGCATACCTCCAACGGGGAGCCTTGTCCTCGGTGATGGAGTCAATGGTCAGATAGACGCGGGCAGGCTTCCCGTCCACCTCGGCAAGGTGGATGATTCCAGCAGGGTAGTACATTCTACTTTTTCTTTGGGATTTTGAACCCAACGGCTTCTCTTTCAGCATCAGGAGGATGGTATGGTAATGCAGTTGACAGACCCCTTGATTCGTCATCAGCCAGCCCAACAATCGTCCACTCACTCCACTTGAGGGTCTTCTTTCCAGTCTGCTCAGTGTAGGCAGCAAGTATGCTCTTTGCCGTATGGATGCCACGGACGAACACGATCTTTGGGTCTTCTGCGAAGTAGACTGATCCCGTTGCCATGACTACACAAAGATACTACTCTATGTGACTGAGGGCCTTGGATTCAGCTTCGGCGGTGACGCTCTTCCAATAGACCGACTCCGCTAAGGTATAATAATGATTGCACTCGTTGCAAATCATTTGCACCTTAGGCACACCAGCAGCGGTGGTCTTCTTCCTGTTCCTCTTGGTGTCAGGGCTACCGCACGAGGGGCAATGGTGTTTAAACCCACCCACATGGACGGCAGCATGGATCTTGGGCTTGGAGTACTTGTATAGTTCGTCGTAGACTTTCTCCAAGATGATTACGTCGTTCTTGCAGTACTTGACCATTTCCTTGAGGGACTTGCTGTCCCCATCCATCACACCTCTCCACAAGTCAAACCCGCTATCATTGTTCTTCTTTCCAACGCCAAGATACTTGGCGATGTAGTCCAGCCGGTGGGAGTTCAGGGCAAGCTGGCCACGGGATGCCTTCAGGGTATCAAAGGACTGGATGTGTGCAGGGAACGGGATGCGATGGTACATACACCTTGCCCGCAGCCACTTGAGGTCGAACCTGTCGCAGTTGTGGCCAATGGCTTCGTCCACGGAGTTGACCACGGTGATGAACTTCAGCAGCATCTCATAGTCATCTCCATCTTCCCAAGTCATCGAGTACACCTCATCCTTCCCATGCCACTTGTAAGCAATGCAGATGATCGCATTGTCCTTGATGATGTTGTCGTATGGGATGTTTAGATTGCGACCGGGTCGCCAAAAGTATCCCACACAAGGACTTGTTTCGATGTCGAACAGTAGGCGTTTCATGCTGTTTATGGTCTAGGCCCGTGCAGTATGGGCTGTAGGTATTCCCTTGCGTTTCTACCCGGACAGGCTGTGCTTTTAGTTTCAGAGTGCATCCACATGAACTGTAGGTCGTAGAGCGTGTTCAGGTATGA